ACAGTTTCTCTCATAAAGGCATCAGACATACGCATACCGTTTGAGAACATGAATGCCTTGGCACCATACTTCTTTACGATCTTGATATATTCTGGGAGATTGCGGTTCAGCGTCACCTCACCAGAACCATCTAGATTTACCACGTTTAGTCCAGCTTCTGCACACTGAGCAACATTATCTTCGAACTCTGTGAGAGACATTTTCTTGAGCCAGTTCTTGCCACGTGCTCCATGTGTTCCATCTGGATTTGTTTGTGGACACATCTGACAAGTGTAGTTACACCCACCATTGATCTCTATTACCGCTCTATCAATCTTCATATAATAAACTCAACTTTTTTCTTTGCCTTTCAGCCATGGATTTGGCTTCAATTATTTTATTATCAATATCGTAAAAGAAACTAATCTCATGCTGATCAGCTTTTCTTACCTTGTATTTGAGTGCCGCAGGTGTGTGAAACCCAGTGATGAGATCCTTTGTCAAGACAATCATAGGCTTATTTAGGTTCTTGGCTATGTAGTGCCACATTCCTTCATAACAGATCACACACTCACAACTGGCAATATGATAGAGAACTTCTCGGATAGGTGTTCTGTAATCAATGAACGTAACACTGTAACCTTGTATCTCTAAGATCTTCCTTACTTGTTCCCATTCTTTCAGATTAAACGTTCTCTTGAAAGGTCTTGGTAACTCGCTGTTCAAAGCAGAATGCCATATAGTGATTTTTTTATCGACTATAGGTATATCAATATCTCTAAATATCCACTCATTTATTTTGATGTTACTAGGTCTTTTGGTTCCTCTAATGACTTCACCGTATTTATCTTCGAACCCAATAAACTTTTTATAATAGAGAGACCAATCCGTGGAGTTAAACTTGTGTTCTATAGTGATATCTGTTGTATCATTACTGTAGAAGTTTAGAAGATATTCGGCTCTCTCTGGTAAGGTCTCTGGATCTTCAAAATGATGGTAGTAATCTTCTGGATAAAACCAGTGCACCTCAAGATACACTGGCTTCTCTATTACATGGGATCTTAAATGGGCGACATTATAGGCAAACATAATATCACCACAGCCTACTGTTGCCTTGGCTACGATCCTTTGTCGTTTGTTAATAGGATACCAGTTCTCCCTGATTCTTCGATTTGTTACAAGATTTGGTTTCTTTATCAATTTTATCATGGAGTCCTAGAATCACTTCTGCTAGATATACTGCTTCATTATAGTGCTTTCTACGACCATTACTTTTTTTGCCTTCATTTAGAAACCACACCAAGTTATCTATAGTTCCTTCATGCCTCGATTTTTCAGAAAACCGAAAAGATTTCGTGATATCTTCCCATTGAGAACGGAAACAAAGTGCCGTAAAAACATTTTCCATATTTATTTTCCTGTTAGGGTGTAGAAAATAGATTTCCAGTTTTTGTGTGTTGCTTCAGGTGCATGGTTCATATTGTGACCATGCTCAACAAGCATGCTGTTAAGACCCATGTGCCATCCCAAATCGGCATTCTCAGGTTTATCCTCTATCCATGGTAATCCAGTCTCACGATATGGCTCAAGTGCTTCGTCTTTATCCTCACCAGTATCAAGGAACACAAACTTCTCAAAAGCAGTCTCACCAAAAAGTTTCTTGGTGTTAGCGATACGCAACTCTTGTGCTTGAGGGTCATTACTCAAAGAGGTGATCATGTGAAATACATAGCCATATTTACGGTGTAGCAAATCAATATAATGAATAGCATCACGTAAAGGTGGTAGAAAACCGATAGCAGCAGACTCGTTAAACATACGAACATATTTACGACTCTCTTCTTTCTCCATACCAAATCGCTTGGCGACATCATAGTCAGTGCTATTTATCTGTTCAAAACCTTTACGAGTCATCCATGTGATGAATGCATACTCCCAGTTCATTAATACTCCATCACAGTCAGTGAGGATTAGATTGTTACTATATTCGTATTTCATTATATATCTTCTTTTTGTGTAATCTCAGCCAGTTTTTCTGCCTGATATGACTTCAATTTTAGTTTAGAACCTTTCAGTGTGGAGTCTTTGATACGATGATCTTTCTCCAATGTGCGTTCTTTCTGTTTACCTTTGTTCTTGTTTCGAGGATCGTAACGAGAATATTTTGCCATTTTGGGGGTTGTGCCTTTTCACAATTGTTTCATTTATGATTCTATTATAAGCGTTTTGTGAGGGTTTGTCAAGCCCTAGTTAATACCTAGCATCTCTTTTGTCATGATATAATCACGAACAAAGTCTGATCTGACGATATCCTTCCAAGTAAACTCTATGGTCTCAAACTTGGTGAGTTGCTCTAGGATACTTAGAAACTGTATAACGCCGTGTTTATCCCTATCTTTTTCAAAATCAGATTGGTAGTAATCGCCACACATGATCACTCTACAGTTCTCTCCCACTCGTGTGATTACCGAGTCTAGTTCATGAAAGTTCAAGTTCTGCATCTCATCCACGAGGACAATGCAGTTATCAAATGTTGTACCACGAATGAAGGATGTGCTCATAAACTCGGCTTTGCCTTGCAAAACCAACTTCTGATAGGCATTGCCAGTATCCAGAATATCAGCGCATATGTCCACGTAAGGAATAGTGTATGGAGACTCCTTCTCTTCTCTGCTTCCAGGTAGATATCCAATCTCACGTGTAGGCACGATAGAACGAACTATGATAACTTTCTCGTAGCTGGTTTCTTTATTTAAAACTTTTTCAAGAGCGAAATACATTCCAAGATATGTCTTACCTGTACCAGCAGATCCACTTAAAACAAGGTGATGGTCTTCTTCCCATGCATCCCTTGCTTTCTGTTGGTTGTCTGTCAGTGCTTCAAATTCAAACATATCACTCAACCGACAAGGCGAAGTGTTAAGAGTTTTACTATTCATGTTTTAATTGTATTGCCTCGACCAGAGTGTTTTTTAATATTCTTTTTCAAATCTGTAAATCCATCTGGTACTTTCATACCACCACTTCTACCAGAGATGATCTTCGGAGTAGACAGTTTTTGAATCAGATTAGGATTCTGATTGAGTAAATCTTGCATCTCTGTCCAAGAGCAATTTACATCAAACTCTTTCTTGGTTTTGATATCTCTCATTGTGTATTGGGGCATTGGCTTCCTCGTGTTATAGCGTTTCCTTGACCTTAGTATATAGCGTATCTTCTAACTCGAATGCTTCGATTTCCCAAGGACGATCATCATAGGCAATCTCTTGCGTATTATAATGTTCTTTTCCCCATGCCACAGCATATGATCCAGAGAGACAGCGCATACGACGTTGAGCATATTGAGCAACGTGTACGAGTTCATGACAAAGAGTTTGTATGAGTTCGTCCATCTTGCTTGCTCCACCATAGTTCAGTTCAATGGTAAAATACTTAGGAGACCGTGCATCATCCTCAAGACCACAGTTACCAAGGGTACCTGTTTCTTTGAATAGATTTCTATTTGCTTCGATGGTTATTTCCAGAGACTCAGCAAGCCGCTTTGATACCAAAGACCCAAGTGCAATCGCAGTAGCCTTGCTGATCAAGGCTTGCTGCTTTTGGCTCAGTTTATGTCCCTCAAACTCAAGCAAAGAGGGGCTGCATTTTGCTGAATACAACATTGAAGGCATTTACCTCATAGATCCAAGTGTCATAGAACTCATCGTCATCATCTTCATTGAAACAATGTTCTTTCCACATGTTATCCATGTACTCAAGACCTTCAAGAAGACTTTTGGTACCACCGATGTTGGTGATGATACCTTTAGCTTCTTCGAAGGTCATTTCAGGCATCTGGTTGAACTGGGGAATACGAAACATAGTGATTCTCTCTTTCTCTTGATTACATATATACAATAGCATTGTATGCAAGGATAGTCAAGAAAAAACTTTTAAAAAAAGATAAACAAACTCAAGCACTTAGCATTTTTTTTCTGATACCTTTTACAGGATTGACGAATCGTGCGAATCAGTGTATAATAAAGTATCAGCCTTTAAGCACAGGGGGAACACAGTGGAATTTTTTATTAATGGTACAAGACGTGGATTGGGTAGGTATTGGATTGATCGATACCCAGAGAAGTGTGTATCTACCATGGAAGATTGCGAGGTATTTATTAACAATAAACATGATGGTTATCTACAAGTACATCGTCTATATCAAGCTGCAGAACAAGGTAAGAGAATCATTAACATTGGATCTGCTGGATCTGATTGGACTAAGGGATATAAAGACAACTTCCGATATGGACTCGAAAAGAAACAACTGAGAGATGCCAACGATGCATTGTTCTGGCAAAACGTGGACACAACCATTATCAACTTTGGCTATTTCGATACAGAGAGATCTGCACATAAGGATGTTCCAAAGATGAGTCTTGATTATGTCCACGATGTAATTATATGGGTACTAGATCAGCCCCACCGTATTAAAGAGATTACTGTTACCCCCTAACTTGCTGTTTTGGCCTCTTGAATCTCAAATATCTGATCGTCTAGGAACTTCTGTTTCTTTAAAATCTTATACATTCGCTCTGTCTTTCCTTGTTTCTTGTATCTTTCAGCGTAATAACCTAGTTTCTTTGAATCTTTCTTTAGACGATCTATTTGGATTGATAGCATGTATTTTTTATCCTTAATGGTTATTAATGGTTATTAATGGTTAATAGAAGTAAAAAGGGACGAGCCACAAAAGTGACACGTCCCAGAACTAAAAAGTATTATCCTTCTTGCTAGAGTTTAAGTTCATATAAGACTTGGAAATACCTCCTTTACTAGTTTTTTAGTGAGTCCTTTTGCTAGTGTCTTATCTTTGTTTATCATTTTGACAACTAGTTCTGCATCCTTGGGGTGTATCGATTCCAACATACCCAAGAATATTTTTTCTCTTTTAACTGCACCCATCTTTTCGCCAGGTCCACCCTTCACCACATACTTCAACTGTTTATGCTGTCGCTTCCAATCTGATGGTGTATTGTGTTCTTGACATGCTGTGTATGGTACATCACCTTTCGGTAAGAGAAACTCCAATGAGTCATCGTAGGTTCCTTTAATCAGATCCTTCATTGCCCATAGTTTTTCGTTTTGTGCTAGAATACTTTTCTTCTCAGCCTGTGTTTTGGCTTCGCTCACTGCTTCAAATATTTCATAAGTGTATTTCATTAAAAAAAATCCTCAATGTTTTCTATCAAGAGTCGGCAACGTTTATCTACAAGGTATGGAAAGATTTTACCTTTGTTGTGCCAACGATCTTTCTGCGCTTCGAATGTATTTATAATATCAGATCGTACAGATTCTGGAATATCATGTTTTTTATCAGTCAATGATACAAGTTTTTCATTACGTATATAGTTACGATATACTTGCTCACCAAGAGACCTAGGGTTCTCCATTAACATCTGTAGTTTCTTCTTAGACATGGGTGTCTGTCGTTTGCTCTCATCGACGAATGTATCATCGTCAGATAGTACATTTGGCACACCATCACCAGAGCAACCTTTGATGATATGTTCCAGACGATACTCGGCAGCAGATGGTTCTGCTACAACAAACTTTTTCTGTAGGGGTGAATACTGTTTCACGTTATCATAAACTTGTAGCTGCTTGAAGTCGTGGTCAGCCGATATGATCATAACAGGCTCATGGTTACCAAACTCTTGAGTCTGATGACATAGTGTTGCGATTACATCATCTGCTTCACATCCCCACTGGTGAATAATACGCCAATGAAAGTGTTCAGTGATCTCCTCACGTACCATATGCGTGATACGAAATACTTCTTCCCAATCAATCTTGGAATCTTCTCGACCACTCTTGCGTTTTGCTTTGTATTCTGGGAATACATCCTTGCGCCAGTTACCACCAGCATCAGAGACAATGATCATTTCTCCATAGAGAAAGAACTTCTTCTTATACATCCGTAATGAGTTAAGGATGGTATGTCTGATGAAGTTTTCATCAAGCCCCATCTTTGAACCGACAACACCACCGATTGCGATAGCATTATAGTCTACGATAATCATAATATACCTCTTTGTTGTTCACGTACATTATACCATATTTTTTCAGTCATGTAAACCCTTAAACGGAGGACACTGATTTATGCAGTCTATACTTTGTACAATATTCTGTGTATGTTAAGCCTTCCCTTTCGGCTTGTTTCATACGGAATCTTATAATTTCAACTGGTACTCTTTTGAGTTCTGCTTGAGCTTTCTTCCATAAAAATGTTCGGTAGGTTCTGCCACGATTGTCTAATGGTGGTCCACCGTTATGTCCTATCATCCTTTAATCCTTGGACGTGTGATCTATGGATACGACAATTAATAATACCATTATAGTATTCGTCGTCTAGCAATACACGTCTATCAAACTGTTCCTTTGCTTCGAGATAACTAAGTTCGCCTTTTGATTTGCCGAAATGGAGTATCTCACGATGAAAGTTTCCTTCCCCATGTTCGAGCAACATCGTTTTGACTTGTTCACTTGATCCATAGTATGACTTCCAATCGGACTCGATGACGCTTCTTCTTTTTCTTGTTTTGCCTTTGAGAGGCGGTCTCGTAACCTTTGACCAGAATCCCTTCTTCCCAACATACTTCTTACTATTGGAGTTATCGGTAATAACATAGACAAATCCTTGCCACTCCTTGAGTTCTTCTTCAGTTGGTTCGTATGGTTTATCTTCGTAATACCACATTACATCCAATCTTTCACAATGTCAATAGCCTTGTCTAACTCTTCTACTCTTAAAAAGAAAGATCCTATAACCCTATGCTTGTCGGAGTTGTTTACCCATGAATGAGGACACTTCGTGTTTAAAAGAATGGGCTGATCAAGGGTTACTCTTTCGAAATCTTTTTCTCTATAACCAAATTGATTGCTTTCTTGACCGTCTAGAATGACAGTCTCTTTCCATATATAACGTTTATATTCTTTATGAAGACCACACAAGAACGGACCCTTTACTGGATCGACTTGAATAGGAAAGTTTATAGAAAAATCTCTAGATTTGTCAGTATGGACATTGGACACGCCTGAGTTAGGTTTTGATATGAAAAACAAAACAGCATTTTTTAGAAGAGGGTGATCCAAGATCAACTGATCTTCTGTAAACATATTGGCAAAAGTTGTATTACCAATATAAGGAATTTCATTCGGTATTGAAGCAATGTCTTCTTCGGTGGGATAGTTTGACCAAAAATATTCTGTAACTTTATTCAAAACTTCTGGTGGAAATCTAGGTAGATATTGCCACCTAAAATCACTAGGAGATTCAATCATCCCAATCCTCATCATCCAATAGCGTTGCTGCTGTTGGTTCTCCACACATAGGGCAAAAGTCAGGGGTATCCCCAACTTCTGCTTCAGTGAATCTGTGTATAAAACTATCTTGATTGCAAAAGCTGCAATTTACTTCGTAAATAGTTCTTATCGTCATGCTCTCTCCTCAGTTATTAAAAGGAGATTTCACATGCTCCACCTTGACATGCAAAATCTCCTTTTAATAACTGAGGAGAGA